CGGCGATTGAGCGCCTGAGCCTGGAGGTGACCGAGCTGGAGAACCGCACTACCGAGTTCGGGAACGCCATGCGCACCTCCATAGGTACCGGCATCAGTGGCATGTTGCGTGACACCGTCGCGGGTGCCCAGACGGCCAGCCAGGCGCTGCGCGGCTTCCTGGGCGGCGTGGCCAAGGCGGCGCTGGACTTCATCACCCAGCAGATCGGCAAGAAGCTGGCCATGAGCCTGCTGCCAGGTGGCGTGGATGCGGCGCTCAGCGGCTTCGGCAACTTCGTGGCCGGCCTGTTCCACAGCGGCGGTGTCGTGGGCAGCGGCGGCGCGCGCGTCACGGCGCCGGTGCTGGCCTTCGCGGCCGCGCCGCGCTACCACAGCGGCGGCATTGCGGGCCTGAAACCCAACGAGGTGCCGGCCGTGCTGGAAGCCGGCGAGGAGGTGCTGCGCGCCGATGACCCACGCCACGTGAAGAACTTCCGGCGCATGGTGGGCAATATCAGCATCAGCACCACGGTGACGCAGGGTGGCGGCGACGGTGGCGGTGCCGATGCCACGGCGGCCGGTGACCGCCTGGGCGAGATGATGGTGGCCACCATCGAGCGCTGGGCCAATACCGAGAGCCGCGAAGGCGGCCGCCTGGCCAGGGGGCGCGCATGAGCCGCGCAGTGTTCGACTGGGCCGAGTCGCCCGGCACGGCGCTGCGCGAGGCGCCCAATGTGCTGGCCACGCAGTTCGGCGATGGTTACTCGCAACGCCAGCCCAACGGACTGAACCCGATCACGCAGGACTGGGATCTGCGCTTCACCGCGGCCGATGACGCGCATGCCGACGAGATCGTGGCTTTCTTCCGTACGCATGGTGGCTGGAAGTCTTTCGACTGGACGCCGCGCTGGGCCACCAGTCCCATCCAGGTGATCTGCCCTCAGTGGAGCCGCTCGCAGCCCAACGAACTGGGCGTGAGCGACATCAGCGCCAAGTTCCAACAGGTCTTCGAACCATGAGCACCATTGCACAAGAGCTGGCCAAACTGGAGCTGAGCGCGCGCATCGAGCTCTTCGTGATCGACTCGACCTCGCTGGGCGGCGAGGTGCTGCGCTTTCACAATGGCACCAACCAGCTGAGCCAGCCGGTGGTGTGGCAGGGCCACACGTACCAGCCCATGCCGGTGCAGGCCGATGGATTCGAGACCCGCGCCGAGGGGCCGGCGCCGCGACCGCGCATCCGCGTCTCGAACGTGTTCGGCCTGGTCGGCCTGCTGCTGCAGCAGTACGGTGGCCTGGAGGGTGCCACCGTGACGCGCAAGCTGACGCTGGCCTGCTATCTGGACGCAGTGAACTTCGAGGGCGGCATCAACCCGACGGCCAACCCCGACGAGCATTACCCCGACGATGTCTGGATCGTCGATCGCGTCTCGCGCGACGACGCCGAGGTGGTGGAGTGGGAGCTGGCCAGCCCGCTGGACCTGGAGGGCGTGAAGGTGCCGGCGCGCCGCTGCAACCAGCTGGTGTGCGCCTGGCAGTACCGATCGGCCAACTGCGGCTACACCGGCGGCGCGGTGGCTAAGGCCGACGACACGCCCACCGCCAACCCGGCGCTGGACGAATGCGGCCTGCTGCTCTCCAGCTGCCGGCTGCGCTTTGGCAAGGTGCTGCCCTTCGGTGGCTTTCCGGGGGCGGGCTTTAGCCGGGCCGTGTAAACCGGTTTAGCTACGCGTCAAAGGCCAGGCGGGCGAGCATGCCCGTATGCAAGCCTTTTCCATCAACGATCTGACCGAGGAACTGCGCGAGGCCCTACGAGCTGACGCGCAGGCGGCCTACCCGGCTGAGTGCTGCGGCCTGCTGGTGAGCGAATTCAGCACTGGGCTGCCGTGCTACCTGCCCTGCCGCAACATCGCTGCTGGTGCGCAAGCCCGCGACAGCTTTGTGCTGGACCCCCAGGACTGGTGCGACGCTGAGGAGATAGGGCGCGTGCTGGCAGTGGTGCACAGCCACCCGGATGCCAGTGCCAATCCCAGCACCGCCGATCGCGTGCATTGCGAGCGCAGCGGTCTGCCCTGGCTGATCGTGGGCTGGCCCAGCGGCGTGATCGTGGAGCTGCAGCCCTCGGGCTGGCAGGCGCCCCTGGTAGGCCGCGAGTTCGTGTTCGGTGTGCTGGACTGCTACACACTGATCCAGGACCACTTCCAGCGCGAGCTGGGCGTAGCCTTGCCTGACTTCGAGCGCAGCGACGACTTCTGGACGCGCGGCGAGGAGCTGTATCTGCAGGGCTTCGAGGCCGCCGGCTTCCGCCAGGTGCAGGGCACGCCACAACGCCACGATGTGATCCTGATGCAGGTGGCCAGCCGGGTGACCAACCACGGTGCGGTCTACCTGGGCGACGGCACGATGCTGCACCACCTCTATGGCCAGCTGAGCACGCGCGACGTGTATGGCGGCTACTGGCTGCGGCACACCCGCATGGTGGTGCGCCACAGCAGCTTGATGGGCGCCGAAGCATGAGCGCCGGCCTGCGTGAGGTGCGGCTCTATGGGCGTCTGGGCGACCAGTTCGGCCGTGTGTTCCACCTGGCTGTGCAGAGCCCATCGGAGGCGGCCCGCGCGCTCTGTGCCGTGATACCAGGCTTCCGCCAGGCCTTTCTGGGTGCGGATGGCCAGGCGGCGTATCACGTCTATGTTGGGCGCGGCAAGGGTCGGTCGCCCATCAGCGTCGAGCAGAAGGACGATCTGGTACCGGCCAGCTCACCGATCCGTATCGTGCCGGTGGTGGCTGGCGCCAAGCGAGGCTTCGGCCAGGCCATTCTCGGCGCCGTGCTCATGGTGGCGGGCGTCGCGTTGGGTGTCGTTGGCGCGCTGACGCCTGGCGGCCAGGCGCTGTTCTATGTGGGCCAGGCGGTCTTCAGCGTGGGTGCAGCAATGGTGGTCGGCGGTGTCGTTCAGATGCTGAGCCCGCAGCGCAAGGCCGACAACAGCGCCAAGGACGGGGACCCGTCCTACGGCATGGATGCCGGCGCGGTGAACACCAGTGAGGCCGGTGTGCCGGTTCCGCTGGCCTACGGCCGCGTGATCGCGGGTGCGGCTCGCATCTCTGGCGGCCTGGCCACGGATGAGATCCCGATCGGCAGCGGGGGCGGCTCCATTCCGAGCGAGTCTCTGCCCGACTACATGGACCGCGACGTGGTGGACTCTGGCGCGGTGGGCGGTGATCTCGGCTGGGGCAACCGTGGCTCGTGATCATGTCGAGGGCCGCAAGAAGGGCGGTGGCAGCGCCCCCACCGAAGCACCCAACACGCTGCGCAGCCTGCAGACGGCGCAGCTGATCGACCTGATCTCCGAAGGCCAGATCCAGGGCCTGGTGAGCGGGCTGCGCAGCGTTTATTTCGATGGCGTGCCGGTCGAAAACGCCGACGGCAGCAGGAACTTCGAGAACCTCAGCTTCGCCATCGAGCTGGGCACCCAGGGCCAGGCGGCCCTGCCGGGCTTTGACACGGTGCAGAGCGAGCGCGCGGTAGGCGTGCAGGTCACCGCGGCCACGCCAGTGATCCAGACGGTGCTGAACGCCTCCGTGGACACGGTGCGCGTGACGATCTCGGTGCCCCAGCTGACCGAGTTGGATACCAGCAATGGCAACCTCAACGGCTCCAGCTTTGAGTACGCCATTGACATCCAGAGCGCCGGTGGCGGCTATGTGATGGTGTTCTCCGACACAGTGAAGGGCAAGACGGTCAGCAACTACAAGCGCTCCACGCGCCTCAAGCTACCGGGCTCGGCGCCGTGGGACATTCGGGTGCGGCGGATCTCCGCAGACGCACCCAGCTCGGCCGTCGTCAACGCCTTCTACTGGGACAGCTTCACCGAGATCCAGTCCATCAGCCTGCGCTATCCGAATTCGGCCGTGGCCGGTATCCAGGTGAGCGCCAAGCAGTTCAGCCGCGTGCCTGCCCGGGCCTACGACATCTTGGGGCTGTGCGTGCGCGTGCCGACGAACTACAACCCGATCACGGGCACCTATACAGGCTTGTGGGACGGCACCTTCAAGATCGCCTGGACCAACAACCCGGCCTGGATCTACTTCGACCTGGCGACCAGCGAGCGGTACGGCGTGGGGCGCTACATCAAGGACCACCACCTGGACAAGTGGGCCCTCTACGAGATCGGGCGCTATTGCGACCAGCGCGTGCCCGACGGCCAGGGCGGCACAGAACCACGCTTCACCTGCAGCCTCTACCTGCAAACCGAAGTGCAGGCGCGCCAGGCGCTGCAAGACCTTGCGGCGCTTTTCCGGGCCATCACCTTCTGGGGCAATGGCGCGATCGGCGTGGTGCAGGACGCACCTTCGGACGCGGTGGCGCTGTTCACCAAGGCCAACATCGTCGGCAACTTCGCCTACGAAAGCGTGAGCCGCAAGACGCGGCACAGCGTCTGGACGGTCTACTACAACGACCTGGCCCAGCTCGGCAAGCGCAGCCCGGCCGTGTATGTCGACAACGATCTGGTGCGGACCCTGGGGGTGGTG